TGTTTTCTGTAAGTAGTTAATTCACCTCTAGCATGATTTACAAACTCATCGCCTTCTAAAGCTAATCGTTCAAGTAAATCGGGGGTTGTTACTAATATTTTCTGTAGTTGCTCTGGATTAAACACAGGTCTACCAGTCGTCAAAAATGCTTCTTCTGGCTCTGCTGGATATTCTTGTCGAAATAGATCCATTCCATTCTGAGCTATCTTTCTACGCCTGAACATGAGCTGTTCATCGTCTAAGTCATATTGTTTGACTAAATCATTTTCTTCAGGCGTTCTTTCAAAGTTTTTAGGTACTGCTTCTCTATAATTTGGATCAGTAAACCACGGTATAAAACAAGGAACAAAACCATTACTACCGTCACATGCTCCTCTCCAAAGATCATAGAAAACACCAGAAATACCATTGGCTGTAGATTCGACAAAGATTGCTGTACCTTTTGTGTTTGGTACTGCTTGAGTCAATCCATTCCAGTTGTCTAATGCCGTGCTTTTTTGCCAGAAAGCCAATTCTGAAGCATGAACGTGAGTTAAAGTCTCACCTCGACCAATACTTTCACCACCTGCTGTAGCAACTACATAACCTGAGTCTAAAACATCAAAATTTATTTCTCGTCTTGATGAATATTTAGTATGTGGTTTTAATATATCAGGGCAATGTTCATGAAACCTTTTGGTCATATCAAACAAGGCTCTTGTCGAGTCGGCTGTATGGGTAACAACCATTGCTTTTCTTGCAGGTTTTTGACTTACAGAAAAATAGAAATAACCACCTGTATAAGTAGATAATCCTTGTTGTCTTGCTTTTAAAATTATGACTCTGATTTTGCCTTCAGTCGCCATTTGATCGTTGATTACTTTATCAAGTATTTGTTGGGCTGGATTAAGTTTGAGGGGTTCTATTTTTCCTTCTTTGGTTCTTATTTTTAAAGCTGATTTGGCATAGAAACTAAAATCATTCAGTAACTTCTTTCTTACTTCCGCTAGTTTCTTGTTCATTCTTTTGCTCATCCTCATTCAATAATGAAGCTAAAAAGTCTTCAGCTTTACTGATAGATACATCACTTTTAGATGCAGGTTTTGATTTAGTAAAATCTAAAACCAATCTTGCTGCTGCGAGTCTTTCTCTGGTTTCACCTACTAGACGCATGATTTCTACGGCTGTAGACAAAGCTTCTTTTTGATACTCGTCTTCAATGTTGTATTTTTCACTCATAATTTTCGTTACCTTTTTTGCTTCCTCTTTTGCTTTTATTCTTAATGGTTCGATAGTTTCTTTTCTATAGCCATCAGGTACACCCTTTGGTCTACCTGCGTTTTTTCGTGGCTTTGTTGACCACTTTTTTCTTAACGCCCTTCCCTCTGGTGTTGACATTAGCGTTGAGAAGTAATTGTTCTTCGGTGCTTTTTGTGGTTGTTTTTTCTTTCGGGGAGGTGCTTTTAGTCGTGCTTTTCTCATCTATATTATCCTCAAGAATATTTAATATTATTTTACGAGTACCCAAACTTGCTGTAGACAACATTTCAGGTGGTAGTTGATTTCGTATTTCTTTAAATATTGTTTGTTTAGAATCTTTAGTGAGGGTTTTGTGGGATTTTACTAGGTCTATTTTGAGTAGAATATCTAAGTAATCTACTGCGTTGTTGTTCATGTAGCTCTCCTGTTTTTAGTTGTTTAATACATAGGTCTATTTTCTAATTCTGTTCCTTGACTCAATACTCCTGCTTGTCTAACTGGGTTTCCAAATCTGGAGACATTTCCAGTCACATTACCAAGAATACCTACTGTTTTTGGAGAACTAAGACCTGCTAGAGCAAGCAGTAGAGGTGAAGAAACTTCACTGTAAATTCCAAGTGCCATTGGTGCTACTATCCTACCTGCTAAACCTCTTGGTAAAAAAGGACTCAGTTCACGACCAGCTAAAGATTCCAGTATGTTACTTTTATCTCCTACTTCATCAAGTAATTTTATTTTATTTAATCTATCACCATAGTTAGTATTAACTCCATCTCGCATTGATGCTTGTAATTTTCTTAATGCGGTATCTATTGCACCTTTGTTACCTAAAGATAATTCTCGTCTTAAATTTTGCTCTAATGTTATTGCTTCTTCATAATTTTTCATGGTTTTTGCGTATTCTGGAGAAGCTTCTTTAATAACATTATTTACAGCCTTTCTTGAGCGTCCTACTACATCAGCAGCTTTATTCCCTCTCAAATCTCCTTCTGGCATAAGATTATCTATTTTCTTTTTGAGGACATCTAAACCTTCTACTGTGTGGTAAGCTGGGTTTTCTGACCATTTATTTACTTCTGCTACTATTTGTTCATATTTAGCTAAAGCAGCAGAACTCATGGTTGTTTCTTTTCCGTCCAAAACTTCATAGCTTTTTCTTATGTCTTCTATTGCTTTTTTTACTGGTTTAAAGTCTATTTTTGTACCAGCAGCTTTAACACCATCCATAGATTGTCTATATTTATTTTTTCTCTCAGTCGCAAGCACCCTTTGTTTATCCATAGCTGTATTTACTAACTCAGTACCACGATTTTTATTCATTAAATTAGCATAATAAGCCATTTGTGCGTCTAGACCACCTCTTTGACCTGATTCTACGGCAGTTTTTGTTGCATCCGTACCGATACCACCCAACAGCGTAGGTAAAGCCGAAAATGCTCCTACTTTATTTAATCCAGAAACACTACCGTACAGTGGATCTATGTTTCTCCCTACGTTTCCTACTTTATCTATTACACTACTCGTTGTTTTAGCTACATTACCAGCTTTAGCAGCTTGTTTAGCGATTCCAGCACCCCCTGTTATTAACATGGAGGCATCCCCAAGAAAACCTACAGGATCTTTCGCAAAAGTTCTTTTTGTCGCTTCTATACTTCCGTATCTATCTACAAAATGTTGAGCAACGGCTTTTGCCATTTCTAAGTCTTCCTTGTATCGTGGATCTCTATATGCTTCAGGGATGGCGGCTTGAATAATACCTGAACCTAACTGTACGAGTGACTCTGCTGTATCTATTGGACTGGAAATTGCTTGCCACATATCAGATCCATATTGAACAGCACTAGGTAATAAGTTGACTCCTGCTTCAGACAATACATTTTCTACTGGTGCGTTATTTTGTTGGGCTTTTAGTTCTGAAAGTTTAATTGCCATTATTAATCAATCTCCACTTCGTCTGTACCGTCTAGTGTGTAGTATTTGTTTAGCTCTGCGTCATACCACAGCATAATAGGGTTATTTGGATCTCCTACATCAACTTTTCTTGAGCGTTTATGGACTCCTTCGGGTACTAATGAAAACTTTTCGTATACTCTGGATCTATCAATTGGTTTTCTTTCTTTAAATCCTTTAAAATTACCAGTTGCTACTTCATTGTTATATTTTTTAACATTTCTGTTGTAACCAATAAGTTTAAGGTTATACATTTTTTCTAATTGTTCAGCGACAACGGCTGGATTTTGTAACATAGTTACATCACCGCCTAATGCTTCCATAACACGCCACGCATCTTTTTCAGTCATAACACCACCGCCTACTGTATCTATACGATTAGCACCAATTAGACTTTGTAACTCACCGCTTGCTTCAGCACGTTCTAATTCTTCAAAAGTTAAATTAGTTTCTCCTTGAATTGTTTTGTACCATTGGGAAATTTGATCGCCTAATCGTGCTAGACCGACATTACTGTTTTTTATGCTGTTCCAGTAATTTTCTAATTGTTCAAAAGATTTTTCTGTATTAGTAATATCGTCATCCAATTTATAAAAGTTTTGTACGGGTAGATTGTATCTATAACCTTCTTGAGCAGTTGAAGTTCTTGCTTCAGGAAATTTTTGGAAAAATTCATCGGAAGTAAAAATACCCTCTTTACCTTCAAATACTAATTCGCCACTACCATCAAAATACGATTGATAAGGCTCATTATTTCCTGTTCTATATAAAGACAGTCCTCTTGGTCTTCCTTCTTTAAATACTGGTTGCATACCTGCTGTATTCATTAAAGCAGTTGCAATAGCTGGATCTGATTCGTTAAATGATCTTGACTCTCCTGCTTGTAGTTCTATCC